ATGGGAACTTATACAGTTTCCTGCAATCATGCCTAACAAGATTCCTTTGTGGCCAGAGTATTGGAGCAAAGAAGAATTGGAAACAGTCAAAGCATCTACAGGTGTACAGAAATGGAATGCTCAGTATATGCAGAATCCAACATCAGAAGAAGGAGCTATCATCAAACGAGAATGGTGGAGAGTTTGGGAACATGACTGGATACCTGCATTGAAGCATGTCATACAATCTTACGATACGGCCTTTTCTAAAAAAGAGACAGCAGACTTTTCTGCTATCACAACCTGGGGCGTTTTCTATTTAAACGATGATAGTCCTGCTAGTTTGATACTATTAGATGTTCAAAAAGGACGATACGACTTTCCAGAACTAAAACAAAAAGCTTGGGAGCAATATCGCTATTGGGATCCTGATACAGTGATTATTGAGGCCAAAGCATCTGGCCAGCCTTTGATAGACGAGTTAAGAAAGATGGGACTGCCTGTTGTCAAATATTCTCCGTCAAAAGGAAACGATAAGCATACTCGAGTAAATGCTGTTGCACCTTTGTTCGAATCTGGTATGATATACGCTCCTAATCAGGAATTTGCTGAAGAGATGATTGAGGAATGCGCAGCTTTTCCATTTGGGGATCATGACGATCTTGTTGACTCAATGACAGGTGCCATCATGCGTTTCAGACAGGGTGGCTTTGTATTACATCCTGACGATTTAAAAGAAGAAAAACTAGTGAAAAGGAGCACTAAATATTATTAACCATGGGACCAATAGGATTAAAAATATTATCAGTCTTACAAAAGCTTTACGGTAAAAGTTTTATTAACAAGACTATTGGTACAAAAACAAATGTAGTTAAACCAAAAGAATTAGACACAAACGCTCCTACAAAAAATATGTACTCTCCTGATGCTTTCAAAGATCCAAAGCTTCAAGGTATGATTGACGATAAGATACAAGAGTACGCTCCGTATATATTTTCAAATAAAAATCAAAGAGAGCTGATGAATTATTTGGACAACGCTGAAAATTTATTAAAACAAAAGAAAAGAGACTTTGGTGTTACAGATCAATTAGAGTCAGTTGGTAAAGAAAAACCTGAAGCTGATATTGTTGATATTAAGACAGGTAAAAAACTTGAGGGTATTGAAACATTAAAAGAAGATTTAGGTTTACCTCCAGGAGTAAATCCTAAAAGCCCAGCGGGTAAAACATTACAAGAACTTAAACGTTCAACAAAAGAAATGGACCTTATGGAAAAAAATATAGAAGAAACTACGGACAAAGGTCTAGAAAATATATTTAGAACTTTCATGCAGCAACCTAGTAAAGATATGGTGATGGAAGGTAAACGAAGAGCTGTTATTAGAAAAATTTTATTAGGTGATGATAGAATAAATCTACCTGATAATGTTAGAGAAAGTTTAGAGAACTACAATGATCTAAGAGGTGGCGGAACAAAAGAGATGGATCCGTTAACTATTTTTGATACGTATTACAAAAGAGATACTGATAAACTGGAAACACTAGATAGTATTATCGATACAGCAAAAAATGAGAGAGAAGCAGCGGGTGAGTTTAAATTTCTTGAAGATGGATTTGATTTATTAGACGACGATCCGAAACCACCTAAACCTCCTAGAGATAAAAAAGCTGATGGTGGTCTTAGCTACTTAATGGGGATGTAATATGGCTGTCGAGTTTGGAACACCAGAAACTTGGGGCATGAAGGTCGGTGACTTTCTTGAACAAAAAGAATTTACAATACCACAAGAGAAACCAGAAGAACTTTTAGATTTACAAGAACAGAATAGAAAGCAAAGACTTTTAGATGCTTTACAAAAGATTGGTCCAGGTCTGATGGATGAGTCTTTAAATTTTATTAGAAGAGAAAACTTTGGAGTAAAAGGAACATCTAAAATTTTACCTAAATTAAATGCAGAAGCACAAGAAGAGTTTGGTAAAAATTGGGATAAACTTAATGCAGATGATAAACAACGAATAGCATCTAGAGTAAGATCGAGAGAAGCTGCTGCATTAAAAAAAGTAGATCCAGCTAAAAATCAAAACATACTTAGACAAAAAGCAACTGAAAAAAAACTTAAAGACTTTGCTGCAAAGTTTAAAAAAGAAAATAATAGGCCTCCTATGATTAAAGAAATCAAACAAGGAGTAGGCACCGCAGATGCACAAATTAAAAAATATTTAAAAAAATCAGAATACGCGACACCTGAACAAGCACTTAAATTTAAAAAACAAGTTGAAGCAAAAGATATACCTGATGAAATGAAAGATTGGTTTAAGAAAAACTATCCAGGTAAAGATTGGAAAGAAGACTTAACTATAAATGAAAGAGGAATAGCAAAAGAAAAATTTAAAAATAGAAACAATCCAAGAGTATTGGCTCGAGATGAATATAAAAAGTTAGATGATTTTTTACAAAAAAGAATAAATGATGGTGAGACTTTATTTAAAGGTGGACTAGAAGATATTGCAAAAGAAGCTAAAGTTGATTTAACACCCTTACAAACTGGTAGCTATATTAACTCAAGATTTCCAGGTGAGTTTGTTTACAGAGGGACAAAGATAGGTGAAGTTCCAAGAATTAGAAATAGAGTTGCTGAGTTAGCAAAAACTCTAAGTGATAAACAAATTTATGAAAAGCTTGTAGAAGAAAAACTTATTAATCCTTCTGGTGCAAAAGAAAAAGCAGATTATAAAAGTGTTAGAAATTTAATGAAAGACTTACAAGAGGAAGGTAAAATAAAAAACATAATTAAAAATCCTTTAAGTCAATACACTCCTCAAGAAGAAAAATTTAGAGATGATTTAATAAAAAAATATATTGATGAAAATCCTGATGTAGATAACGCTTTTCAAATAGCTAAAGGAGTTGTTAGAGAAAATCCAGGATTAAAAATGTCTTCTAACTTTGTTAAAAAATCTGTAGAGCGTCAAGGTTTAGATACAGTTTTTAAAAGCAGACACGCAAAAATTTTTCCTGAAGTACAAGCTTTAGATAAAATAATAAAAAAATTACCTGAACTTAAATCAGGAGAGGAGCTTCCTAAAAATTTTAGGGCAAAAGTTTTAACTGAGTATGCAAAAGCTACAGGTAAGAATATAGCTCAAGCAGATGGAGAGCTCGTATCTAGAATGAGAAAACTAGGGACTCTTTATGCTGGAGATGTGGGAAGATATGAAACTGATTTATATGAAAAAATTAAACCACCTAAAAATTATATTGATTCTAATTTTCACAAAAACTTTATAACCTTAACTGATCGAACAGGAGAGGTTAGTAATATACACATGGCTAAATTGTTGGGTTTACCAAAATCAGAACAAAGACTTATACAAGGAACAGCTAATATGTTTAGCGTTTTTGATTTTAATGTAGCAGGAGATCACACAGATATAAAAGCCATGATGAGAGATTTTCCTGGTTACAAAAAGAATTTTTCAAGAATAGAATACATCAAAGATACCTTAAATGATTTTAAGCAAACTTATGATTCTAGAATAAATGCTCTTAGAAAAGCTGCTCAAAATGTAACAGGGCAAGCTCAACAAAATTTACTAGATGAAGCAAATGAAATAGCAAAAGAGTTTGAATCAAAAACAGGATACAGAATAGGTACTTTTGATTTAAAAAAAGGCAGAGTTGTTATTAACCCTCAAACTTTAAGATTACCTGATCTTAAAAATCCGTACAATGAAACTCTTCAACAAGCCATGGAAAATTTTGAGCAAACAAAAAATCCTAAATTAGGAGGAAAAGATCCTACGGTCCCAGAGAAGTTTACCGGTCTTGACAAAAAATTAATGGAGTCTACTGCATCTGAAAGAGTAAAAATATTTAAAGATGTTGCTGGCACACCAGAAGCTAAAGAAAGTTTATATATGAGAGCTTTACAAAAAATTCCTAAGATAGGACCTTTAGCAACTAAAATAATCGCTGGCACAGCCGGGGCAGCAGCTTATACTACTCTTGCACAAGCTTCTGATAATGAAGGCTTTATTTCTACTGAAGATGTCGATGGTAATTTAATGGCGATGGAATTACCTAAAACAGATGCAGAAACTTTAGATGAGTTTGCTGAAGACGAAAGAAATTTAGCAGGAGATATTGGCGCTGGAGCTGGTTTGACAACAGGAGCAGTTCTTGGTTCAAAATTAACAAAAGCTGACCCACTTAAAGGTGCAAGACGTTTTGGAAAACAAGGAGCAAAAAATCTTTTAAAATTTTTAGCATCTCCTACTGTAGCAGCAGGATTTGCTGGTTCTGAACTTTTAGAAGGTAATATTAAAACAGCTGGTGCAAGTTTGTTAGCACCTGAACTTGCAGGAACATTAGCATCAAAAGGTGGTCAAGGTATATTGAGTAGAGCTGGATCTATTCTCATGAATCCTTTTGGTAGAGCGGCGAGAGCATTTACACCTGTTGGATTAGCAACCATAGGAATAGGTGCATTAAAAGATGTTTACGACGAGTATCAAAGACGAGAAGCTCTAACAGATGAAGAGAGATTAGAAGAAGATATTGAGAGAGATAGAGCAGCTGATGAAATGATGATAGGAGCAGCTGAAGGTGGCAGAATAGGTTTTGCTGATGGACCAAAAGATCCTAGCAAAAGAAAATTTATAAAGCTTATGGGTATAATGTCTTTATTACCATTTGGTATAGGTAAAGGGTTTAAGATGTTAGAGAAAACAGCACCTGTTGTAGCTGAAGGTGCAAAACTTGGTTTTGATAACTTTATGAAACTAATGGCAAAAATTAAAATGTTTGGTAAAGAAGACCCTACAAGAACTACTTTGGAAAGACAAAAGGCTACTACCTACACTGGTAAAGACGGAAGTGAATATGAATTAATAGAAGACATGAGTACTGGTAATATTAGTATCACTAGAGATAAAAGTGGAGTAGGTGTCTCTGGAGATAAATCTTACGATACTATAGAGGATAGATCTACATTTGAACTTAGAATAGGCCAAGCAGATGAATCCACAAAAGGTAAAAAACCACCTGATGAGTATGATGAAGGTAAAGCCGTGTTTGATCAAGACGGAACTGTAGCTGATATAGACGATGTAGACGACGCAACAATTAAGGCAATAGAAGATGAAATTAACTAAGACAATACCCCCTAAATCAGGTCCTCAGTCTGAGGGCTTGCTTATCGATTATAATACTGTTAAACCTGTAAAATTGGAGAAAATAAATGGCAGACATAGACAAGTCTCTTCCAAACGTAGAGCAAGAGATAAAAGTACCATCACCTGAAGAGTTAGAGATTGCTGAAAAAGAAGAGCAACAAAAAATTACTGAACAAGGTGACCCTGTAGAAGTAACTGAAAACGAAGACGGTTCAGTTGATATAAATTATGATTCATCTATTGGATCTGTTGAAGGTGGACAAAATCATTACGATAATTTAGCTGAACATTTACCAGAGGAAGTTTTAGGGAGACTAGGTTCAACTCTTTATCAAAATTATACAGATTATAAAAATTCTAGAAAAGACTGGGAAAGAACTTACAGAGAAGGTTTAGATCTTCTTGGTTTTAAATACGACAATAGAACAGAACCTTTTCAAGGTGCAAGTGGTGCAACACATCCTGTATTAGCAGAAGCAGTAACTCAATTTCAAGCATTAGCTTACAAAGAATTATTACCTGCGGACGGTCCAGTTAGAACACAAATTTTAGGATTACCAACTCCACAAAAAGAACAACAATCTCAAAGAGTAAAAGATTTTATGAATTTTCAAATTATGGAAAAGATGCAAGATTATGAAGCAGACTTTGATTCGTTATTATTTCATTTACCATTAGCAGGATCTGCTTTTAAAAAAGTGTACTACGATGAGACAGCAAGAACAGCTGTTTCTAAATTTGTATCCGCCGATGATTTGATTGTTCCGTATACGGCTACCTCATTAGACGATGCGGAGTCTATCATTCATCGCGTACAAATATCTGAAAATGAATTAAGGAAACAACAAGTTGCTGGTTTTTACAGAGATATAGAATTAAAACCAGGACCAATAAATGAAACTGAAGTTGAGAAAAAAGAACGAGAGTTAGAAGGACAATCAAAAGGAAGAGAAGATGATACGTTTAATATTTTAGAGTGTCATGTTCATTTAGATCTTGAAGGTTTTGAAGATGTTGGACAAGATGGTGAACCAACAGGAATTAAACTTCCATACATTGTAACTATTGAAGAAAACTCTAGAGAAGTTTTAGCAATCAGAAGAAACTATGAAATAGGTGATCCATTAAAAAAAGCTATTAGTTATTTTGTACATTTTAAATTTTTACCAGGACTTGGTTTTTATGGTTTTGGTTTAATACACATGATTGGTGGACTATCAAGAACTGCAACATCTGCATTAAGACAATTATTGGATGCAGGAACATTATCAAACTTACCAGCCGGATTTAAACAAAGAGGAATCAGAATAAGAGATGATGCACAATCAATACAACCAGGTGAATTTAGAGATGTAGATGCACCAGGTGGTAACATCAGAGATTCATTTATGATGCTTCCATTTAAGGAACCATCACAAACTTTGTTAGCACTTATGGGCGTCGTAGTACAAGCAGGTCAACGATTCGCTTCAATAGCAGATCTGCAGGTAGGTGAGGGTAATCAACAAGCAGCTGTGGGTACGACCGTAGCATTGCTAGAAAGAGGCAGCAGAACAATGTCTGCAATTCACAAAAGAATTTATGCTTCTTTGAAAAAAGAATTTAAAATTATGGCAAGAGTTTTTAAATTATATCTACCTAACGAATATCCTTATGATGTTGTTGGTGGTCAAAGAATGATTAAACAACAAGACTTTGATGACAGAGTAGATATATTGCCGGTTGCAGATCCAAACATATTTTCTCAAACACAGCGTATCTCGCTGGCACAGTCTGAACTGCAACTGGCAACGTCTAATCCACAAATACATAATTTGTATCAAGCATATAGAAATATGTACGAAGCATTAGGTGTAAAAAATATTGATAAGATTTTAGTTCGTCCACAACCACCGATACCAAAGGACCCTGCGATAGAGCACATTGATGCTCTCGCAGGGAAACCGTTCCAAGCGTTTCCAGGACAAGATCATCGGGCTCACATTACTGCTCACTTAAATTTTATGGCTACTAACATGGCTAGAAATGCACCGATCGTTATGGCTGCATTAGAAAAAAATTGTTTTGAGCACATTTCTTTAATGGCTCAAGAACAAGTTGAGATAGAATTTAGAAATGAAATGCAACAACTTATGATGATGCAACAAAATCCACAAGCGATGCAAGA